CGGTGGCGGTCACCTTGCCGGTGTTTGAGTTGTACGCCATCGTGACGGTCGGCTTTGCGGGGACGCCCATGTCCAGCGTGGCGTCTGCCGCTGGGCCGTAGCCCTTGGAGTTCTTGGCGCGCACGCGAATCGACACGCTGCGCACCTGCTTGGCTGCCCCGGCAACGGCTGGATACAGGTTCGCGGGATTGAGCGTGGTGGTGCTGGACGTTGCGCTTGCGCCGAGCGTCTTGAGCACCTTCACCGTCTTGTACGCGCCGCCGTCCTTGACGTTGTACGTGATCGTCCATACAACGACGATGTTCTGCCAACGCGCGGGGTCGGATTCCTTGGTGGCGCCGCTGGGCACCTTCCACGATGCAGAGAACGTGCCGCCCTCACGCTTCGGAACGGTGAGGTTAGACACCTTCCAACCAGGGGCCTTTGTGATTGCTGCCATTACGCCCCCATTCGCTGGAATCGGTCAATGGTCATGGCAATTTCGCGCGCCATCTCTTCCACGTCGCTGCCGGCGTTGTAGTCCACGTTCACGGTGATGCCGCTCATGCCTCCCATGCGGGAAAGCATCTGCTCGGCCACGGTGTCCGCGAACGGGCGCACGTAACGCTTGTTGGTGAGCGGGATGATGGCTTCCGCGCCGTCCTCGCCCACGATGTCAAGCGGGACGCCTGCGCCGTAACGGTTGGCGATGAAGCCGTCCGCGTGGTAGCGGATGCCACCCTGCGCGCTCTCGGTGCGCGTCACGGTCGTGTTGGTGCGGACGTTGACGGTCTTGTCCGTCATGGACTTGATGCCGTTGACGATTGACCAGATGTTGTCGGCGATGGACGTCTTGGTGGCGTTGCCGTCCACGTTCGCGCTCACCGTCTTGCTGCTCAGACCACCGATTGCGCGGGACGTGTCGCCCACGCTGCGCGCCGCAGAGCCGTCCACCGCGTTGCCGTAGACCGAAGCGGACGAGCGCTTGTCGTTAATCTTCTTGGCGTTCAGGTTGTCGATGGAGCGTCCAGCGCTCGCCGTGGTGTCGTTGATTTTGCGTTCCATCGCGCCGAAACTGCCAGAAACGCTCTTATTGGTCTCCTCGCCGCCCGTCATGATGGAATCGAAACCGCGCTGGATGGTGCCGAGCGGGTCTTGTAGGAACTGCCCCACGCCGTCCACGAACCCCGTGAGCTGGTTGATGGTTTCCTCGACGAATCCCACCACGGACTCCATCGCGCCGCCCACAATCTCGGCGAACTCGCTGAAGTCGGCATTGTGGAACCCCTCGGCCAAATCCTCAAGGCCCTGCACGAGCGTGGTGCCAATCATCTCGGCCACGGGCGCAACCGCGTCAATGACGGGCTGCATGCCCTCTGCGAGCGCCGCAAAGAATCCCACGGCACCTTCGACGAAACCGCCCAACACGTCGAACGCCGCGCTGAGCAAAGGCAGCGCGTTGGACGCCAAATCGCCGATGATGGGCGATACCACCTCGATGGCGCCGCCAATCTTCTCGATGATGATGGAGCCAAAGGTGCCCACGGACTCGACAACCTCGTCAATGGCGCCCTTGTTGCTGTTGAACCAATCGCCCATGCCAGCGAACGCGCCGCTGAGGGCTTCCGTGATGGGCGATAGGTACTGCATAATCTTGGAGCCTAGGCCACCCGTCGCGGTGTCCACCGCACTCAGGATGGCTTGCCCGATTGTGGGCGCCGTTGCCATGATTAGCCCCGGCAGCTCTGCGGCCACGTTACCCACGATCACGCCGATGCGCGGAATGATGTTGCCAATCACGCCGTTGTTGCTGCCTGAGTCATCGCCCACGATGGTGTTGACGAGCGCTTCCATCGCCGACGCGATATCGCCGTCAGACTTGCCGAACTCGGTGAGCAGGTTTGACCACGCCGCCTTGGCGCTGTTGACGCTGCCCTCGATGGTCGTGCCCGCCTCTTTCGCGGTCGTTCCCGCGATTTGCTGCTTTTCCTGAATCTGCTGGATGGCCGTCACCACGTCAGAGAACGAGTCAATGGATAGGTCGCTCGCCTTGCCGTTCGCGGCGCCCCACTCGTTGGCGTCCTGAATCAGGCGCTCCATCTCGGTCTTGGTGCCACCGTAGCCCAACTTGCATTGTGTTAGCTCCGCTTTGGTATGCACGATATGGCGGAAGTTCAGACTGTCGCTTCACCCTCTCGGGTGCCGTCTCGCTCAGTCGTTCACGCTGCACGGCTTTCGCCTGCTTGCGCCCTGTCTCCCCCGTGCGGGGATTCCAAGTCAATCAGAGACGGTTCGCACATCGCCCTTCATTTATGCGGCGAGTGCCCCCATGTTGTTAAGGTTGTCGAGCATGGTGTATTGGCCCTTGGCAAATCCCTGGAATGCGTTGGTAACGCTCTCGGCGTCAGTGCCGAACGTGTTCATGTTGTCCGACATGGCGCGCATGGCAACGTCGGCTTGTTCCGCCGCCTTGACGGTATCGCCGCCCAATGAGTTGGTGAGTGCCGCCGCGACGCCCGAAACTTGCTCCATGTAGTCATTCGCGGACATGCCCGTGGTCTTGTACGCTTGCTGCGCGTTCTCGAAAACGAGGGACTGCGCCTTTTCGAGGTCGGCGTACTTTCCCGCGATGGCGTCCACCGTCGTGCCTTGCGAGCTTGCGTAGTCCTCGATGGACTGTCCAGCCGTGCCGAACAGCTTTGAGATGCCGCCAGACAATTGCTCGTATTGGGCGTACGAGTCAAACGCCTGCTTTCCCACTACCGCGATCGTGGCCGCCGCCGCTCCCGCCGCTGCAGTCGCTGCCTTGGTCACCGCGCCGAACGCCTTGGACGCCACGTTGCCGATGCCGCCGAAACCCTTGCCAAACGCACCGTTGAACGCGCCGCCCGACTCCTTGCCGGCTGCGCGGCTCTGCTTGGTAAGCTCCTTTGCGTCCAGCTTCGGGACAACTTGCAAATAGGAAGTGCCAATTGTTGCATTAGCCAATCTTCACACCCCCTCTGAATTTCTCTAGTAGCTTGTCGTATTCGTCCCGTGCGACAGCTTCCGTGGACTCGTAGCGCGCCTTGGAACCAGGGCGCTTCAAGTGCTCGTAGTCCTGCGCGAACAAATCGCCGATGAGGTCATGCAGCCCCACTAGAAGGTGCATCTCCCTGCTCCACGCGGTGGACGGCTCGAGCTCGCGCATCGTCTCGCTGTCATAGGGCAAATGGCGCAAAAAAAGCGCGACGGCATCCCACCCGATTGTGGAATGCACGTCGCGCAGCCTTATACGCCATCTGTCAAAGAGGTCAAAGTCCAGCGCGTCACCGTGATCATGCACGACCACGGCGACGCTTAGGATTCCCCCGCTTCGTCCTCGTCCTCATGGCCCATCTTGCCAAACAGCTTGATGTACTGCATGTCAGTGATGGGCTCGTTCTCAAGGTCAGGGCAGAACTCAAGAATGAACGCCTTAATCGTGTTCACTCGCTCTTCCAAGTCCTCGATTTGGACGATTCCACCGACTTGGGCAATGTGCTTAACGTCCATGTCCTCAACGAAGGGGACTTGATAGACCTTGCCAGACGGGGCCTTGAACTCGAACGGTACGGGAGCTGAGATTTCGAAGATGGCCATGTCTAGTTGCTCACCGCCACGGGGTCGAGTTCCTTCCAATAGCCGTGGATGGACTCGTCGTAAAGGCACTGGAAGGTCACGGTGTCAATGACCAGCTCGGACTTCACGTGGGTGCCGAACTCGATTTGCTGCGGCACGCAGTTGGGATAGATGGTGCGAACGAGAAGCTTGGGCTCGCCGTCGGCGTCGTTGTGCAGCTCGTCCACGATGACCACCCAAACGTCGGTGGTGCCGTCAAAGACAGCGGAGCCATTGGTGCCGACGTTCTTGCTGCCATACTTGAGCTTCTTTGCAATCACCGAGTTGTCGATGATGGGCACGGCCAGCGTGGCGGACGGGCTGGACGGGGACGCGAGAACGTCCATCCTCGCCCAATCCTTCACGGGGTCTTCCTTGCCGAGGTCGATGGAGGGCGTGATGCCCGACTCGGACACGCGCACCGTCTCGAAACCAGTGAGGGCGGCGTCTGCGGTCGTGGGGATGGTGGGGTTAGCGCTCTTCAGCGCAACCGAGAAATAAGAAGTGTCTGCTGGACGGCCATAGGTGGCCAGCCCAGTGTTGGTGCTAGGCATATTGTCTCCTTTTGGTTCTTAGCGCTTACCAGAGCGCATGCACGGTGAAAGTGGCTTGCCACCAGTGATAGATGCCGTCGTAGCCAAGCGGCATGGGGTCGGCGTAGGGCGTGGCGCCCAGCTCAAGCATTGCGTCGCAGCATTCGCGGCACAGCGTCTCGGCGCCCTTGTAGGTCTTTGACCACGCCTGTATCGCGTAGTCAGAGTGCATCGCGTCCGTGTCGCTGCGCCCACCAACGGGGTCAACGATCACGTACGATTCTGGGCGCCCCTTGGGCGCGACAGGCCCCACGTGGACGTCCAGCCGCTTTGTGAGGTGGGCCAACACAACGTCAAGGACGGAACGCATGGCGTCACCTCGCTTTCAGGATGGTGTTGTGGTGGGCGTTGTCGCGGCGCGCCGCTTGGTTGCCGCACACGACCTTGCCGATGGCAGAGTTGGGCGCTAGGTCTACGTAGGTGATGTATTCGGCCTTCTCGTCCATCTTCAGGGCGTTGGCGTTAGCCGCGATAGGCTCCACAACGTCACGCAACGCTTCCTGCATGCCGCTGGACTTCCATACGGTGCGAATGCCCGCTAGATTCGGCGTGAAGCCGTACAAAGTCGCGCTAGCCATCGAAACGCTCCACCCCCACAGGCATGTACCACGGCCCGCGCACGTTCTCCGTCATGTAGCACGTGGGCGCGCCGACAACGCGGAACGTCTCGCCATGGAAGGTCACGAGCGCCCCGCGCAGGTCGGCATTGAACGTTTTCGGGAAGTGCAGCGTGTAGGCAACGCGAACGCCGTCTGGGTGTTGCCGCTCCAAATCGTCGGTGGCGCCGGGCGCGATGACCACGTTTGCCACGTTGATGGGGTCGGCGTAGGTCGGCTCGGTGTAGCCCAGCTCGTCGGTGTCGCTGTCCGTTCGCAACGCCACGGTGACGGTGGTGCCGCGAATCATCACGCGCCCCCAATCCGCCCGCAGCCGATGCGACGGCCAAAGCCGAACAAGACCAGCTCGCTGTCCGTCACCTTGGGCGAGCCATAGGGCGTCTTGAGCGTGAATTGCTGGTTGTACGGCCCTGCGGTGAAAGACGCCTGCGTGGCACCCACGGGAATGTCCGCGCCGTTGTCGCTTGGCACGATTCGGTACACCATCTGGCGGCACGCCTGCATGAGCAAATCGGCGTCAGCGTCCTCGGGGTCGATTCCGACCGTGGGGAGCTTGGCGTCCAGCGCGCGCGTGGCGTCCATCAAGCATTCGAGCAATTGCCCCTCGTCGCTTACGGAACCGTAACGCGCCACGTATTGCTCAACCGTGCAATATGGCGTAGTCGCTGCCATGGTGGCGCCCCCTTCTACTTCTGGTCGGGCTTCTCTGTCTTGCGCGGCGCGCGGCGCTTGGTCTCGGGCTTCTCGTCCATCTGCTTGTAGCCGACGGTGAGAAGGTGCTCGACTCGGTGCTCATGCACGCTCACGACAACGCCGTTCGGCGTAATCAGCTCAACCATGATTAGGCCGTCAGACGGACGAAGGTGTCAGCGTCGCGCACCATGACGGCGATGCGCATCTCGAAGCGCACGGCGAACATGTTGCGCTGCCAGAGGTTCAGCGTGACGGTCTCGTCGCCATCGGTGTAAGAAAGCGTTGCCTGGTCGGAGATGGAGCCAGTGATCTGCTTCACGATGCCATAAGAGATGTTGGAGAAGTCACCAGCAAGGCCGTAGGTAGCGGGCGAGCCAGCGGTGTAGATGCCCTTGGCAACCTTGACATCAGCGCCGAGAATCGGGTTGATGGTGCCAGTCTGGACGCCAGCGGTGAACAGGGGACGGTTGGTCTGGTCAACAGCGGCGAGAATCTTGGAGCGGCCCTGCGGGGAAAGCGCGATGCCGCTCATGATGCCGCTCGCGTTGCCGATGAGCTCGTCAGCGGCGATGAACTGGTCATAGAGGTTCTTGCCGGAGGGCGGGGTCATGGAGACGGCCTGAGCGTTGCCGAGAACGTCAAAGTGGGCACCAGGTGCGGTAGTTCCCATGACGGTGGCGTCAACCTTGGGGCCGAACAGCTTGGGCAGGCGGTTCACGCACTCGTTGTACAGCGCGGTCTTGTCCTCGCGGAACTCCTCGGAGAACGGGACGATGATGGCGAGCTTGTAGGGCTCGACTTCCTTGGTGCCGAACGAGAACTTGCCGACGGGCTTGAGGTCAGTCTCACCAACCCACTCGGGCACGGGGTCACCCTCGATGGTCTGGTACTTCTTGCCGTTGCCAGCAATCTCCATGGTCTGGGCGAGCTGCATGATGGCGGACTCGTCGATGGCCTTGGTGATAATCTCGGACGAAATCTCGGGGTCGAAAATGACGTTGGTGGTCTGACGGGAAATGTCGATAGCCACGATGGCTCCTTTCTAGCCGAACAGCGCTTCAGCGAACTTGTCGGCCTTGGTTTTCTTGGCGGTCACGCTTGCGCCGCCGTCATCAGTGCGCGCGGGATGGACGGGCATGAGCTTCATGAGCTTGCGCATCTGGGCGTCCAGCTCGTCTTCGTCGGCGCCGCTCAGCATGGCAACCACGTCGGACGCGACGCCATGCTTCTCGGCTACCTTTGCGACGGCTGACTCGCGCGCGGCCTTGGCCTTGAGCTGTTCGAGCTCCTCGGTGGCCGCCTTGGCTTGTTCGCGCAGATCGTCCAGCTCGGCGCCGTCCACGTATCCCTCGTACTTCTTGCGTTCTTTCACGCGGGCATCGCCAACGAGCTTGTTGACCTCTTCCTGCGTGAAGGTGCGCGGCTGCCCAGTCTGTGCAGCTGCGACAGACTGCGCATTTTCGGTGCCCTCAGTTGCCTGAGTGTTTTCGTCGGCCACGTGGGCCTCCTTTCCCCCGTCCTAACGGGTGTCGGCGTGACCATTGACCGCTGGTCACGGTTGCGTAGGGTTGGCGCGCTGGATGGCACGCCGACATGAAAAAGGCCCCATAACGGGGCCAGATTCGCTAGGGTCTGCGGCGCTTCTTTGCGTTAGACGCCGCGCGTTGGTAAACAGCCATGATGTTGCGCCGCTCTTGGTCGGGCGTGGTGCCGTTGCGCTCGGCGCGCTCTTCTGCCATCTGGTCGATGCGGTCTTGCCATTGGTGGTAAAGGGCGGTGGGGTCGTACCCTTCCACCTCTAGGGCTTTCCATGACGGCACCGTGCGGCAGTCACAGCCGCCATGCGCATGGCTCGCCATTTCCTCGCTCTGGTAGGCGAACCCACGGCTTGCCAGCATCAGGCAGAAATCGCACGTCTCCACGCCCGTGGGCACGCGCGCGTATTTCGGCTTCTTGGTGTCGCGCCGTCCATTGCCTATCACGGTGGTGGCGGCAGCGACCTTGTTCTCGTAGTCCAGTCGGTCAAGGCAAAGCGTGATGAACTGCTCCACCTTGCCCTCGACGAGCTTCTGGGCAAACGCGCGGACGGCCCCAGATGTGGCTTCCGCATTGCGCCCGCTGAGCGCCATCGCGCCCATGCGCTCGCCCAATTCATACTCGCGGATGCCGTCATAGAACTCTGCGGCGAGCGTCGCGGCCATGTCGGTGGAACCGCCGCACCACGTCTGCATGATGGCGTCCACCTGCTCGCGGATGGTGGCAACGTCTTGGTTGTAGTCGATGGCTTCCAGCGCGACCTTGAGTCCAGCGCGCGATTGCTCGGAAACGTTGTTCAGCGCTTCCGTGAAGCCCTCCACGTATTCGCGCGGGATCACTGCGCGCCGCCGAACATGGCAGAGAACGCGGCAGAGCTAGCCGCCTTTACCTCATCGCTCTTCACGCCGTCCAGCTCTTCGTCAGGCACGCCCAAAAGGCGCGCCGCGTAGTCGGTCTTGCCGAATCCCTCGCGCACGCTGGACACCTGGGTGACGAAGTTGGACAGCTCGCCGGGCGTGCGCAGCATCGGCGACGCGAAACGCGCCGAGATGTCGGCGAGCTCGGGATGCTCGTCCAGCAGCCTATCCACCGTCGTGTTGAGCTGGACGGAAAGCGCGGCCAATGCCACCTTGCGCAGCACGGGCTTGTCCTCGTGGATATCGCGCGCGGCGATAAGGCAGATGTCCTCGCGTGACGCGCCGATGGCTTCCGCGCTGGACGGGTTGTCCTGCACAATGCCAAGAGAATTGAGCGGCACGCCCGTGGCACCACTGAACTGACACGCCAACGCGCGCAGCTCTTCGATGAAGGGCTGGGGCGTGTTGCCCGAAAGCTGCTTGATTTCGGCGCGCGTGTCACCGCTCTCGTCGGTCTCGGTGGCGATAACTCGGTCAAGCTGGTAACGCAGCTTGTCGTTGGTCACCGCGTCATACTGCTCGGGCAAGAGATTGAGCATGATGAGCTTGGGCACCGAGTAGTACGCGCCAGACACCTGCATATGCCACATGCAGCGGATTGCATCGTCCGTGAGCGTGCGAACGAACCGCGTGATGCGCGTGCGGCCAAAGGCATTGAGCGTGCCCGTGCCGTCGTGCGTGAACACGTAAAGGCTGGGCTCGTTCTCGGGCGTCGCGCCGTCCACCGCCACCCATTCGTCCGCGGTCACACGATGCAGCGCGACGATGTTGTTGGGCAAGTGCAAATTGATGATGGTCGGCACTGGACGCCCAGCGCTCCATTGCGTGCGTTCCACGCGGGCGATTGTGAGTCCAGCCGCCACGGTGCCGTCCTTGCCGTCAGGGGACGGCAGCGCGGTGAAGGTTTCCGCGCTATGGAAGCGAACGACCGCGCCCCTCTTCTGGGAGCGTGTGACCGTGGCGGCCATGCATCCGTAAAGGAGCTTAGGCGTCAAATGTCGGTTGTAGTTGTTCACGAGGTTGTTGTCACGCTTGATGGCGTCCAGCGCGGCGCGCACCTCGTCGGGCGCGTCCTCTGGCATGACGAAATCCTCGAACGTGATGCGGTCTGCGAGGGCGTCCACCGCCTTACTGGGCCAATGGCAGGTCTGGTCGTTCTTGATGTCGGCGCCAACGCCGTAATCCGAGACCTTAACCTTGCCCTCGTAGTAGCGACGCAATTCCTCGTTATGCGCCGCGTGGTTGTTGTACTCGTCCATGAGCGCATCGGCCCACCAGCGCGCTTCATCGCTCAGGCCGCTCGCCTTGGTGATGCCGCCCAAATCGACGGACACCTGCGCCAGCGGCTTAAAGGTGTCTGGTTGCTTCATCTAGCCAATCCTTCCACGTCTGCGCGGGTCGCGCTTCGTCGTGCGCGCCGCCCACAGGGCCAGAGCGCAGGCGTCCAGCCTTTCGGGGCACTCGCCCCCAAAGCCGTAGCCGCCATCTTTGCCAATCGGGCGCCGTGTCGCGCCCAACGCGCTCTCTGCGAGCGCGGGGTCTTCCAGATGCGTGAGGTTGCCGTCGTTCACGGCATTGACGAGCATGGCATCCGCCGCGATGGCGTCACTCGTGCGCGCCACCATGACCGCATGCTTGGGCATGCCCGCCTTGACGAGCTGCTGCCCCAAGTCCAGCGCGTCAGCGCGCCCGTCGATAGCGACCGCAGCCGCCTTGCCCTTGCGCGCCACGATCCAGTCCACGAGCCACGCCACGCCTGCGACCGTGGGCTCGGTGCGCACGAACTCGATGTGACAGCCGAGCGGGTGCGTGACCGCCGTTGCGAGCGACACCGCGCGCCCGTCAGGCGTGAAGCGGATGCCGTAGGCCAGCTTGTCGTAGGTGGTGGGTGGGTCTTCCGTCTGCGCAGCCGTCCACGTCTCTTGTGAGATGAGGTGGTCAAGGTCTGCGCGCGTGGCGAACCAGCCGAGCCTTTGGTGCGCGAACTGTTCCGCGTCCTCGGCTTCGTACTCGGCTTCTATCGTGTCCATGGATATCAGCACGCCCAATGACGGGTTTGTGCGTTCCCACAAAGCACGGTCGGACACATCGGGCAGCTCAAGGCTCGCGCCGATGCTCCACTCCGTCCATGCCGTGCGCTTGGTGCGTCCAGCCAACGCGTCCGCACGGATGCGATCGAACACCACGCTGTTGTCCCCATCCTCGGGCGCGTTGCCGTTGTAGATGGTCTGCGGCCCCCTGCGCGTCTTGCACGCAGAGATGGCGGCGAGGAAGCTGCCCTGCGCTTGCTTGTCCAGGTATTGCGCTTCGTCAAAGACGAGCAGCGAGCCATGTTGACCGTTGCCGCCATTGCGCGTCCGCGCTAGGAACTTCATACGCGCGCCGCTCTTCAGCCTGATTTCCTCGCGGCCCAATGCCGAGCGGATGCCGTTTGGCGCTAGGAACTTGCGCAGCGCCTTGGTGTCCATGAGCGACGCCATTTCCTCGAACGTTTCCGTTGAGGTCTTTTGGAGCTGCGCGGTGTAAATCACCGTGCCGTCGTAGAAAAGCATCTCGGCGGCAGCGCGTCCGCAGATGTCGCGCGTCTTGCCGTTTTGCCTAGGCGTTTCGTTGCCGCACGACGGTGCCGCCCATCGTCCATCCGGCAGCGTCCCCATCCAGCACTCAAGGAGCAGGGCTTGCCAGTCCATGCACTCGAAACCCGCTTCCGAAAGCAGGTCTAGGGCGTCCAGCACGTCATTACCCGTGGACTCGGGCACGACAAAGCTAGTCGGTACTTGGTTTCCTGTTGCGTAGGATGATGGCAGCGATCTCATCTCCGTCATCATCACCCCTACTCATTGCATCAATGGTCTGAATCACGCCGACATATCGGCGCGAAAGCGACGAAAGGTCGCGGTTTGACTCGCACCCATCAATCGCCGTTGCAAGAATCTTTCGCAGCTCGATAAGTTGCGAAAGAGTGTCGTTCCCGTCGCTAACGTCCTTTAGAGACATGACCGCCACCTCCTAAATAGCTATCGATAGGCGCATTTGGCCTAATCGCCTGCGGAAAAACATCTGTGCGAGTTTGTTCGGCT